AGAGCGGTAAACGAGGCTCGAACTCGCGACCCCCAGCTTGGGAAGCTAATCTTTAAAATAATATAACTATCTGTTTAATAAACGTTTGTAATTATGGGTTATAGATAAAAGAGCAACAATAGAGCAACTTTATCCAAATTAGATACTTTTCCCTCTTTTATTGAGGGTAAATATACGGAAATATTTTATAGAATAGGAACAAAGTCACCTATAATCAAAAAAGGCAGCTCATCCGGCTGCTTTTTCTATTTTCTCTCTAAACAATCTCAACTGGTCAATCGTCGGGTAAAATGTAGGATTCTCCCAGTTTCGGCTAATCACCGCTATCATTGAATCAAGGTACTTCCCGCAATCGAGGATTTTTGCGCATTTATCAAGCTGAAATTCCCCGGCTGGGTATCTTCTATTATCAAGCGTTTCTTTTGCCCAAGTCAGTAGCTCGTTGATAGAGTCGTGGTCGTATTTCTTTTCTTCTGCCATATTATACTATTATTACGAGTTTTATCCCTAAAAAATCAAATATCCTCTCAATCTTATCCTGTCCCAAATTTAGCTTACCGTTTAAGAATAGAGACATAGTACTTTTAGCCACTCCGATATGTTCCGCAAGGGTTATTGCCTTTATTTTGCGGATTTTCATTGCTTCTTTTATTGTTTCCCGTATCATATTCTTTTTTGTTGTGCAGGGCTTTCGCCCTGCTGGTTAATTATAAGTCAAACATTATATTGTATTCAGCTTTCAGTTTATCAAAGGCGTTATCGGTAGCAACAATTGTCTTTTCATCAATTCTTTTGATACCTCTACCTTTTACTGTTACAGGTTTGTTCAACCAAAGTGTGTATTTATCATCAATTGCAATTACTAGCATATCGGCTTGCTTTTTCTGGACATCCAAAGATGTTTCTTTATACTCACCTTTTTTAATCGCTTCTTTTGTCATTACTATTGTTGCTTTCATAATCTTTATTTTTTAGTTGTTATTACTTTATTTCCTTTTTGATGTTACAAAGATACGAAAAGTTTATGTAATAACAAACATTTAAGAGAAAAAGTTTATAAAATAACAAACTTTTAACATTTGGATATAAAAAATCCCCGACTACATAGCCAGGGACAAACACAAAGATGCAACCTTCGCTATCACAGCGACAGGCACAAGCCAATCAAGAACCCTCTCTAGGCGTTCCATAGCATAACCATGAGCAGGCGGCAGAAATCATGGTGATACCTGTCGTCCGCCTGTTCAAGCAATATGTCGAGGTTAGTCCTCATAATTCATTGCGGTCATGTACTCCCAGATCTTGCCGGACGGTGCGTCTTCATCTGCGAAGTAGAACCGGTAGGCAGCTTTTAAAAGTGTAGCTTCGTCCAATACTACGCACATGTCGGAATAAAACGAGTTGAAAGCAACGTATTTGTCCCAGTTCGTTGTTCCGGACGGGAACGGCATGGATTTGGTTGCCTCCACGATCTGATCTACACTCCAGTGTGCACCGGTTTTCTTTTCGCCGGATGCGCTGGTGTATTTGATCTTCTCTACGTCAACCTCGGCGAAATGTTTATCATAGTGGGGACCGTACAAGGCTTCATGCTGGTTCCTGATAAATGACATATAAAGTTCCGGGTGTTCTTCCTTCACTACGCAGAGAATTTCATCCACGCTCTCCACGCTTTTCCACATGGCCTTATCGGAGGTTACACCGTCCGCCTTGGCCTTCTTCATCATATCAATATACTTCATAATCAACAATGTTTGCAATTGCCATTAAAACGTGGCAACGGTTTATATACATTTTTAGGTATAGTTTTCGAGAAAAGCGGCAATACCTTCGGCGATTCGGGCACCGGTTGTACCTTGCTCTCCCCTTTTTTATTCAATTCATCCTTTTCCATAATTTGTTATAGATTTTTTGTGATATAATTAAAATCAATCCAAACCAGAAAGACAGATAAGACACAAATAGCGACAGCCCGACAGCAATAAACAAATCGCAGCCATATAACCAAAGGACTGACAATGACGCCCAGAACGAGCAGCACTTCGGGCATTTGGATATTTTCCTGACAATATCACCTACGACTTCCGTCAAGCCAAGATGGTTTGCCAGAGTAGCTGCAATCATTGCTGTCAGGGCTATCACTAAATACATCATGCCACGGTCAGAGTCAACGGAGTTTCACTCACAAACATACGGCTACATTCCTGGCATCCGGAGACAGCGATTGCATTCATTGAATGTCCTGCGACCACTGTTACCGAGGTCGGTGCAGTTGCCGAATAAATAGGAATTGTGAAATCCTGGGACAACGGTTGCTGTTTGGTGCAGCAACAATTTCCGTTACATGGCACATAAGATATAATTCCCTCTACATGGATAGTGGCCATATATTGGCTAGTGCCAACATTAACCAGTGATCTCATTGAAAATTGAGGGGTGAACACAGGAGTGTTTTCCGCACATGTGGAGAAACACAACCTTTGTGAGATATTTACCTCAATGAAATAGGGAGAGGCCACCGATCCGGCAGCCAGAACCGGAGTAATAACTGCCGGTTGAATTCTGTTACAATTACAACTCATACTATACATCTTTTGTATCCCCTACTACTTTCTTTTCTTCTGGGCCGGGGATGTTAGGCACAGATACAGGATATAGAGCGTTATAAATAGCATCTACTTTTTCGGCTAAAAGAACCATATCTTGAGACATGTCAACGATATTCTGATTGATTAGCTCAAAGATGTTTCTAGGTTGTTGTTTCTGTTGGTCTGCCATATTATTTCAAGAATTTATTTACAAAGAAGTTATTTTTAAAATTGGAAAGAGCCTGCGAAAGCTTCGAAGCAGTAACGAGTATGCCACTCTGATACTTCGAATTTACAAAGTCATACGCCGCTTTCTCCAACTCCTTTATCTGCTGTTCGTCTTCAGCATAGACATAAATAGTAACTTTGTATGGTTTCATCACGGAGCCGGTATTGGCGGAATGTCAATAGGAGGAGCCACAGGAGGAATTACCGCACGGGGAGAACCGCCCCGGAACGATTGAATTAGATCCCAAGCCTGAAACAGGTCCTCTTTATTCTCTTTCACCCATCCGAAAAGCGAGCCAACATTACGTGTCGCCTGTTGCATCATTGTAGGAGGCGGAACGTCAAAATCCGGCAGAGAAGCTATATCCTCCGAAAAGAATTTATACAGCTTTTGAGCCTTGTCAACATCATTTCCGCACGCCTGAAGACAACTGGCCTTTAAGGTCATTTTCGAAGACGGATTAATCATTCCTAGATTTATTTTATTGTTTCGTCCAAACATGATTATACGAATAAAGGAAGCGGCACACAGTTATGTGCACCACCCCCTAATGATGATTACTCACCGCAAGTGTCGCAACCGCAAAGACGGGAACCGGAAACACGAGCTACACGCAGGTAGTTACAACCACCAACAGCGGAATTTAATCCCGTGCCGTTGTTGTTACTCAACAATGCGAGAGCTTCAGCCGTAGCCAGAGCATTAGAAGTTGCAGAACCGCCTTGTGCCATAGCACCGGTCAGGTTACGCAATGTCTGGTTTACGTCCAGGTTAATGCTAGCACTACGGGCATCATCCTGGATTGCACGAGCTGCAAGAATATCAATTGCTCTTGCGTTACCGGCAGCTGCATTTTCAGCAGCACGCATGCGTGCTTTTGAAGCCTGGTTAACTCCCCAAGCGGCAGCAGCAGCCAACAACAAAGCACCACCACCTAAACCAGCAGCAAGACCGATGCCGGTAGCGGCCATTCCACGCTCATTTCTATGGCAACATCCATAGTTGTCACCGCAACGTCTGTTTTCCCACATAGCGAGATCACCAGATGTAAGATAATTACCTTCCATACGAAAAATCTTTTGTATTCCGGTCAACATTGACCGTGACACAAAGGACAGGAAAAGTGCGTTGCTCCTAAACTATTCCGTTGCTACATCGTTGCTAATATGTTGCAAGTTCGTTGCTACGCTCCATTTCTTTATCTTGTACTGGAAGTTGTTCCGGATCTTGTTTACGGACTGTCTTGTAAGCTTTGTTACGGAAGATATTTGGGTATCGGTGAGCTTCTGGGAAAGCAAATGGATAAGGATATATCTAGCGTCCACCGCTTCTTCGGAGTTGCTATGGATAATATCAATCTCCTCTACTCCCGTTTCTTTTGACACGGCTACGACCACTTCTTTATATAAATCTATATTTTTCATGCTGTTAAACATATATAGTTGAAAAACAAAACATCGCAAAATCTGTTGATAAAGCTACGAAAGCCCCTTAACAGTCCCTGCGATGTTAGCCCGTGTATGATTTGGTCGTCTGAAACGGGTGTGGGGCTTTTTTATATCCCGCCCCTGGGATGATTTGTTAACGATTACCGGCCTTCTACTTTACCGGTGTACGGATTAAATTCTAATTAGCGTATCATGTTACCTCCTTTCTTATCCAGTGTTTTAAACAAAAAAGATACATATTCATGAATTTCATTTGAGATATGTTTTCTTCTTGATTCAAATAGTTTATTTCTTTTCATTGAACTTTTTAGATTATTATTTGTTACTTTCAAATTAAACTTTTCATACCGGGGAGGTCTGTGAAGATATTAGCCGGTTATATTACCACATGAATAAGTTACAACTAATTCCAGCTCCAACATACCAACCACTCGGATAGCTGTATCCTGCCTGCAAACCCAATCCCCAGCGTTTTTTCTTCGGGATAATAGTATGATAGATGTCGTTCGTCACCGTTTGATACACAGTCTTAGGAAATATCTGCAAACTATCCAGTCTCGGACGATAGCCGGACACCCATGCACGGTAAAGGCTGTCTTCATAGTAAGCCTGCTCACGTTGTACCACCGTGTCACCTATATGCATGGTATCTGTTAACCGGAAGATCAGCAAAGGAGCTATAGGCGAAGAAATCAGCAGCGTGTCAACCTTGACAACCGTCTTTATCTTCGTCTCGGTCTTCACTTCTGCCGGGAGAGGCTCGTGCGGACGGAATGCCATCCACACGATCACGCCAAGCAACAGGCAAACTAGTATCCAAGGGAGTGATTTCATAGGATACTTTCGTTTGAAGACCACTCCGAACTTGCTAACAGGGCATTCAGTTCTTCGCCTTCGTAGACCGGATAAGGATATACAGGTTCTTGCGGAGTCTCTTCTTCGTCCAGTAATTCCAGTGTTACAGGTTGGGGAAACAACATCTCATAATGGTTAAGTTTCATAATTACCTGTGTACCGTCAACGCTCTTTCTCGGAACAAGGTGCAGTTCGTCGAGTACCTCCTGCGGTATCTCGTTCAAATTCGCTGTGGGAAATGTAATGTATTTCATAAGATTTGTTTTAATTGTTTTCGGTAAATAAATCATCTGTATTGCCTTCTATTCCTACGTACTCATTCAATGTTAGTATCTCTTCGTCAGTCGAGATTTCATCGAATAACATGAAGTCGTAGAGGGACATGTTAGTAAAGTAAGCATCATGTTCTGTTCTGCAACCTATGGTTGGAGATACACTACTTCCATTTAGCATGGTATTTGTGGCAACAATATTATGAGTAATATTTCTTAATCGACTTGCTAATATATTTTTATTTAATATACCATCAATGTATGTATTACCTCCATTTCTTGCAGAATAAGCTGGAATAGTATCAGTTTCATCATCATTATACTTGTCAGAGTTCCAAATTGCAAACGCAGTACCTCTTTGGTCGTATAACATACCTTGTCCAATACTACTTTGCCAATTCACTTTCATCAACACCTGCTTACCTCCACTAGATAAAGTAGGAATAGTAATGAAGTCGTCAACACCATCTAGGCAGTAGGCTCCTTCGTATTCTCCTACTTGTTCAATGTAAACAGGTTTATCAAGAACCATAGTATCCGAAGTTTTAGGAGTAAGATAAAAGAAGATATTAGCAGCATCTTCGGTTTCTATATTTACATCGTAAATTCCATCTTTATCAATTATAACTCTATCATCATTAGTTTCAGAATTACTATAAATATCCAGATATCTAACTTTGCCACTAGCAATTGCATCAGTTATTCCTGTTACTTTAATTTTCCCTTTATAACTTTTGCCTTTCTCGTAAAAACTTACTTGTCCAAGTGTTTTTATGAACTTAACAATTTCACCGCTTATGAGTGTAGCATTAGAAGCATGACACACAAACATAGATGTATTAGTATAATCGTAAGGATATCCATTAGCCCCACTATTTAGCGCATAAGCAGAATTATGAATAACTCCATGATTACCGTGACCTGATATATCAGGAATGTAGCCTAGTATCTTGTAGCTAGAGTTTGGTATTCTTAGCCTGCTAGGAGATAGGATGCATTTGGGTTCGTTAGTACCACCTATCCAACTGTAATCACAGGCAAAAACCATTTGCTTTTCTACTTTTAAAACATCTCCGATTTTTACCACCTTTCCATTATAATAACTATTTGCAGTACTATATAAACCAGACAATAAATTGACTTTACTATTATAGCCAAATTCACTTCCGACTTTTAGCTTATCTCCCCAAGAAACTTTTTTCGCATTTTGGGTGATAACCCACATTTCTGGATAAGGTTGTACAATATCCTCATACCTTATGTACTCGTCAATAGTGATGTCTATCTTTTGAGGGGACTTAGAAGTAATATTAGCCACAATATCAAATGCGTTACTTGTCCCACTTGATTTTCTTATGCTTATATTATCTAAACTAGAAGATACGACCTTACTAATTTCATCCACTGATTTCAAATTAATTGTAATAGAAATCATTTGTCCAATAGGGATATATTCCCCTTCGTAAATTCTAGTCCAAGTAGCACCGTTTACAGCATAGTATACAACATCATTGTATTCAGTATTAGTAGTAATAACTGGTCTGAACTCTACCATATCCGGATACAGCGTACCCAGCTTGTGCTTCTTTAGCTGACGTTCGATGAGGAACTCGGACATACTATAGGGGAAAGTCATTAGAGAGTAGATAGCACCAGTAAAAAAGAATTGACTATCATCTCTATAAGTGCCTAGCCACATAGAATCGTAATCTGTTCCTGTTCCACTATTTATACTCTTACCACCATTTACATATTTGGATTGATAGTAGATTTTTCTTTCAGAATCACTTACATTTGTCAATACATTATTTGTTCCGAATGAATAAGAACTTATTACTGAATTTACATTTAAATAGTTAAACAGGAAAGCACCATCACCTGCTACTTGGGATTTAGATAATATTGGAGCATCTTGCACATTTTCTTTTGCAAATGTTCTAACGTAATCAGCAACCACCGTATAATCCTTGTAAATCGGCAGCCCTGTTACTTTACCGTAGTCATTTACTCCGTCAAGGCATAGAGCACCTGCGTGGGAGGGAATCTGGGTGATGGTTATACCTTTACTATTAAGGCGGTCAGAAGTAACAAAAATAGATTCATTAGCAGATGGTAGTTCATTAATTCCCTCAACTAATGAGATTCTATTAATTCCTGTACCATCATTATATTGAAAATAAACAACTATTGATTTATTGGGAGTATGTATCTCAACATTATATATAGGTGTTGAGATAGTTGTTATTAATATAGAGCTAGTAGTTAAAATTCCCGTTACCTCAATCTTAGATGAACTAGCATTGACTTCATCAGTAAAGTGTGATTTAGTCCAACTAGTAAAATCAACTTCATACTTCCCTATACCACTATTACCTTTCTTAGCAAAGTTAAACAGCGACATATCGAAGCCATTCTTAGAGAAGTCTTTCAGATACCAATCAGAATCCGGAGTATCGTTAGATAAGCCCTGTCTCTTAACATCATACAGTACAGTAGGCTCAACGCATCTGTCCAAGTTGTAGTAAGCTATGACCTGATTGATTTGGTCGGTTGTCAGTACCTTGTTGGCTATTACTGTCCAGTACCAAGCGACAGAGGAAAAATCACCCGTATTGTTACTGTTATTACATGAATATCCTTGAACGCTAAAATTACCATTAATTATAGTGTCTCTGTTGTCACCATTAGATGTATAATCATTCTTATCACCCAATATATTATTTATAACTGACAAACTTCTTAAATCAGAAGAAGTATATCCATATATTCCAGTCTTGCCATAGTTGTTTACAATATTACGAAAATAACCATTGATACTTCCTCTTATGTAATTAGTAAAAGACACATTATTAGCTGTATCTTTAACCTGATGAACCATGCTAACAATAGTAATCTCATTACTTCCTCCCAACATTTCTTGAACGGTCTTGGTGGAAGTAATCAAGTCGTCAACTCCGTCAGTGACGAATGCGCCTTGATAAGAAGGGATTTGCTCAACTGATAGACCAATCCAATCACTAACTTGCGTAGTGCCTAAATCCCTTGTAAAGCCACTAGCACCAGCACCAACTACCATTTCAGGTATTTCATTGATTCCGTTCTTTAAGATAACACTACTGGCATACTTTAAGTTTCCACCTTCTGGTATTCCAGATACTCTAATTTTACAGGAAGGGACAATAGTATTATATAAAAATAAAATCCAATAAGCAGAGGGCACTTCTCCTACCATTCTAAATCCATGAGAAGTTGTCTCAACTCCTTCTACTTTAGTCCAAGTTGTAAAATCAGCCGCATACAGCCCATACCCACTGTTCAGCTTGTACGCTGCGTTGCTAATGATGAACGGGTTGTCGGGGTCTACCAAGTTCTTGACAATAGCCCTGTCCGGATCGTCGTTGCTCTTACCGTAGCAGATGCAGACAGCCTTCAAGGATGCCAAGACTTCCGGGTCAATGTAAGGACGGACGGACGAACCACGAGAAGGCTTACCGATTCGGTTTAAGCCGATACGGTTAAGCCCTATTGTGTTTAATGACAACTTGTTAAGCATCATTCTGCCTCCGTTAGAATACCACTTGTTACTTCTGTATAGCTTTCGATACGAATGACTTTCGGATAAACCAAAGCGTCAAAATCGTAATCAAAGACCAATCCGGAGTTGTACGGAACCGTATTTGGAACAGGAACCGTATCAAATCCTCTTTCGGTAGCCGTTCGATCGTCGATAGCTTCTGTATATTCACCATTCTTTTGAAAAAGATTCAGACCACCACCTGATATGCGCTCCAGGTGGATATTGAAGTTTGAATTTACAACTGCTTCCGCCACATATTTCTGGGTATTCTCGTTCTTTACAAAGTTTAAATCTGCCATGATTGTTCCTCCTATTTTTTTGCTGTTATTACTGTATTGCGTAAGAAATTGGGATACTCTGCCCGCACATCAAAGCAGGGACATGCCTTGATGTATTCAGCCGATTCTACTTCTCCGCTACCGTCCAGATCGGGTGAAGTATCACGATGTCCGAGAAGTTCGATGATAGGATACTCTTTGCAAAGCGTCTCAATCAGTTGGCGTAAACTAGCCCTTTGAGCCGGAGTGCGGGTATCTGCCGGTTTACCGTTTGCGTCCAATCCACCAACATAGCATATACCGATCGAATGCTTGTTATACGATTTACCGGAAAAGCCTTTCGTGTTACAATGTGCTCCATCAACGGTGAGCGGTCTGCCTTCTTCAATCATGCCGTCCAAGCCGATCACGTAGTTATAACCAATTTGATTAAAGCCACGGGCCCGGTGCATTCGGTCAATATCCTTTGCTCGCAAGTCCTGTCCGGCACGTGTTGCCGAGCAGTGAATGATGATTGAGTCTATATCTTCTCTCTTCATATTCTTTCCTTTTATAATATCAATGTTAATACTCCCAACGCCAGCCCCACACAATCACAGATGATATCCTTAATTGAAAACTCTGTTTTCTTGCAATACTTGTCGTATACCTCCTTCAAGATGAAGATTACGACGGTTATAATGATTGCCGACCATAGCGGCATATATTTCGATAGCCACATTACCAAGTTCTGGCACACTATAATGTGAGCCATACCGTCTATGCCGATCTTGGATAGAGATTTACTGATTAATGTCTCGATTCTATTTATCATATTCATACTCTTTCTTTTTAGGTGGTTTAATTTCCACGTACCTTTTATGTGATTCCGGAACATGGAAGCATCTTGAACAATAAACAATACCTCCACACCATCTATATGAGTGTCCGAATAATCCGCATATTAAATTCACACTTACTTCTCCTTTTCTATAATCTCTTTCACATCTTCCTTATCAACCTTGAATACCTTCTTGCCAAATACGCCCAAAGCCCCGATAAGATTGATATTAATCCCCTTTGGCTTCAGTATATTACCGACTATCGAGCATCCCTCTATGAAGCATACCAATAAACAGGAATACACATCTATAGGATATTCATTGTGACTTGCCACACTAATCATACAGACCATACATACGAAGGCGAAGTAGGTGACCATCTTTCCCATAGTAGCACGGATAGCACGTGAGAATCTGACCTTTTCACCCAGTAGTATACTTTTCCTGACTCCGAATAGAAGGTCACAGAGGATTACCGCACATGTGACAATCAGCCACGGGATCATATTTTGCAATGATTCGGCAACAAATGCGGTGGCTATTGCGGCAAATCCTCCTGTTGTGGTATGTACTATTGCTTCTTTCATGCTATAAAAATTTTAGCCATGCGAAATATCTACTATTCTCCAGATAGTTGCTATCCGTTTCTGCCAACCGGGCTTCTCTTTCGAATGATACCATCCGGTAAGCATCATGGGAAGAAAAGCATCCGACTATCACACGAATACACCACTCTACAACGTACCATAGATAGAAGACAACAGAAGAAAGGAGCAACCACCATGCGGAGAATCCAAAGGCCAGCATTCCCGCCCAAATAATAAGGCCGGAAGCGATCGTTAGTTCTGTCCATTGCCGGGCGTGGACGCATTCATGGTTAATAGTAGACTGGCGGGCCAATGCTTCAGTCCATTTGGTAAATACCCATGCGAACAGCGTAATTGTAGAATAGCCGGGAAACAGCAGATGTTTCGCAATCCAGCTCTCGTAAAATACCTTTTTCATATTATTCGTTTTTAAGTTACTAAATCAAATTATGCTTGTTGTGATATTGTTATGACAATAGGTTTAATATCAGCATACTTAATCAATATTCTCGCTATTCTCGTTGCGCCTGTTGCATTAGAATGAACGCTGAAAGTATACGTAAACTGCGATCCGGATATTGATTTATTAGTGTAATCTATCCAATTAGTTCCGCCATCCAGTATCTCATACTCAACATCTTCTATTTGCAATGCCGATAAATCAGAAGGGAATGTAATCGATACGTCTTGAGCAGCATTTGTTACCCGTCTAAGATCTCCTCCTGATAAGCCGATCCACAAGCCGTCGACTTCCTGTGTTAGAGACATTGTTACTTCATTGGAATCCGAATCCATCATTACTATATCACCAACTCTATCGGTACTACCATCATTAGCAGTTACGTTTAAGAATATCTCTGTCATGGTAGGTTCTCCGTCCGTTCCTCCTGCGGTTGTATCCATTTGCGCAAATGATGCCTGATCTGTTACAACCCACATATTATCACAAATGACATAATAGCGCATTTGAGTGTATGATCTTGGGATAACGCTTTCTGGTACAATAGTAGGTAGCGGTCCTATATAGATTAGCGGACTATATGTTATAACATTGTTATATGTCCCCATCTGGCCTACTGAAATAATAAAAGCTTCTTTTGCCCCATCTGACAATAATAGTCCTATCATTCCAATACGTGGATCGTTTTCGTTACTATAATCCACATCTATCTTAAGATATTTCTTTCCGTCCGATTCCTGAATACTACAATTACACCAAGTACCGGATATAGGTGCTGAAGTTATATCATCTATGCCTACGTTAGTATCCAATTCCAGTAATTGGCTACCTTCATTGTTCGCATCGAAGAACACGTAGTTGGAAGCCGGACGCACATAAGGATCAGACGATATTTCGCCTGCCTGGTTGATGGTTATTTCCACACGAATCCCACCATCGGAAGTCTGAACGAACACCTTACCTGTTCTGGTACTGCCTCCTGCATTGGATTGTGCTGATATGTTCAATACCCAGTCGTTATCATCTACAGAAATGGAAGCCCATTCACTTCCCTCTACGGAACCCCACTCCAAGTCGGTTACGTCTAAATTTGAATTAAAACCAATAGATACAGACGTACCTTCTTGGGCTAACGCTACTACATTTGTATCCGCATAGAGATAATTACCTTCGGCTGTCTGGGTGACAACACAGTTAGCTCCTTCTCCGCCTTCTACCACTGTTACGAAACCTATATCATCCTCTCTGGCTGTACTTGCGGTATTCGGGGAGACTGTTACCGTTATATCAAATTCTCCGGCTCCTCCGTTTTCTTGGGACAAAGTAACCCAGCTTGGATGATAATCAATTTGCCAGTCTGTATTGGCGGATACGTGGATAGTGTAGTTTCCACCTTGACGGATGACGGACAGGGTGTCTTGGTCGATGGAGACGGAAGGAGTTGCGCTTTCTTGTACGATATTTAGCTCTACATTATCCAATTCATTAGTTGAAAAAACAATTTTCCCCTCTCGTTGATCGCCTGTGGTATTTTCGACAAGTTTTAAGGTAATATCTTTATCCCCACTACCATAATTCTTCCCTTCATAACTTATAAAGTCACCTCCTTCCGTTATATTGAACTCCCAATTTACATTCGATTTCACACTCACAATATAAGATGTCCCAATAATAACAACAGGATTTGGGGATAAAATTAAATATGCATTTTCGTTTTTCTCTAAAAGAATTGTCATATTGAACATCTGGCCGTCTTCAGATATTTGAGTTTTTTCGGGAACCGAATTCCCGGAACGGACATACCTTTCACCATTTACAAGAAGGTGAGTTAAAGACAAGACGTTGTTTATAAATTCTACTATCCAATAAGGAACACCAGCAGCATTTCCACACGTAAAATTATAGGTAACATAAGGAACTGAATATAACTCTACAATGTTTTGAAGCTGATTACGAAATTGCTCATTTTCAACTTTAAAGTCTATTCCTCCCGGTTTGAATCCCCCTTCTATTCTAAATTCAAACACCTGTTGAGTATTATCAATCCAAAATATGTTGTTAAAAGGAGAATTATTGTCCTCATTTGAATACTCAATCAAACATGTTTCTTGTAATATAGAAGGATCGGAGCATGCTATGAAAGGCTCGCTCTCATATACATTCCCTGAATTGTCTTCTTGTATTGATAAGCTATAAATTGAATCACCCAAATTACTTATTTGAGCATAATAGAGCGTTATAGAAGAATTTATTTGATACGATGCAAGGATAACGGTAATCTTTGCGCCTGATATTAAATCATTTATATATGAAGATACAACATCTTCGCTATCATCTGATAAAACCTGAATTAAAATCTTGTCAGTAGTGTAGAATCTTTGGATATAGTCTATATCCTGTTGGAACTTGTTCTTTATAGGGTTAAAGAACAATGGACAGATGTCGCCTATTTTAATCATACGGTCTTTTCGTTCTTAGTTGGGTCAGAGTGCCACATGACACTTCAACGCAAATATAGTAATTTTATATGAATGTACATCCTCCTTTATTACTTTTTTATATTCTTCACAATCAAACTATAACTAGCCGATTTATCTTTGGCTATATTTAATTTTAATTGTTTGATATACCCTGTAATAACCTCTCCTTTGTTATTTAAAGATACCAACCCTAACAAATCATCCGGAGCACTAATATCGCTAGTCTCTACTTCAACCTCTGATACCGTAAATAATCTTTCAGGGATTGAGAAATCATCCGTCTCTTTTACTCCATCTATAGAAACATCGCTATTTCCGTCAGAAGATGTGAATTTAAGCATGTTAGTACACGCTCCTATGTATTTCTTATTAGCTTCCAACATAAAGCGTGGAGAATAATTGAGATTAAACATAGTGTCCGGACTTAACAAGCCGGAAAGCTGACTTTCAGAATATGGCCTGTTTAAATCCAATATTCCGGTAGAAGTATCTTTTACACAATCTACAAAAAAAACATCATTATCACTATCATTATCTGTTGTATCTTCTCCCCTCTTTTGAACAAGAAACTCTATTCCATAAGCATCGGCACGATACGGGCTTATCAAGGAAAGTGTATTGTCGGTAAGTTTTAGCCCTGTACTAAATTCGTTGGTAAACCGGAACTCGTCACGTCCGTTAATACTGTCATAATCTTGCTTGTCATATCCAACCTTGACAGAGGAGTATATCAAAGAATCATTTACTGTTAACTCATAGTCGTTTATTTTTGTTCCCAGATCCTTGACTACTGTTGAGCTAAACAGTTTATCACGGTGTCTGAAAGTTACAGTATTTTCATTTATAATGGGGACATAGCCAAATTCGGTCTCCATCCATTCACAGAACTTTTTGTAAGAGGTGTATATTTTAGCTTTAGGAAGTCCACGGGCACTTTCGGCGGCCATGATATACGTTCTCTCTAATAATCGGTTAAAAGCGATTCCGCCAGATGACGGGAATGTATAATCGATACCAGATGAATGTTCTATCGTGTTTTCTGTCATACTATCCAATAGTTTGGAAAGGATTGTTTTGGGGGAGATTACATCTATGTCAACAGCTTTCCCCCTATCTTGAAAAGTAACAGAAAAATTAAAATTAGAAACATGAACAGTTACATCGATAGCTAGTTCAATACTAGCCCAGAAATGCAAAGCTAATCCTTCACCGCTATTTAACAATATTTCTCCAGAATATTCAATTTTATTTAATGAATTGCCCCATGATTTGATTACATCATAAGAACCATTACTTATTTTTACTAATCTAACCTGTGGATAAGTACTAGAATATGTTATTGAGAAATCAAACGATAGATTTATTGTTAAGCCATCTTTTAGGCTACTGATGAATGTATCTAATAAATCATACGGATAGTTCGTTAACCCTTTGGCAGAAACATCTCTAATTTCCACGACATCTTTTGTAGAAATTTCTGGATCACCGTTAATATAAATAGGGAAAAGGCAATTAACGGTTCTTGCAGGTATAATTATCTCCGAATAACTGGCATCTGAACTTAATGAACCACCATCAACCCATTTTATATTACTAGTCATTCTTAATCTGTCATAATTTAAAATACTAGTTTCAAGATCGGCTACAGGATATTCATATTGAATGCTCTTCTTTGCCTTAATAATAGCGGCCAGTGTATTGTCAATGGCATTAATAGAAACTACATAACCATCATCCGAATAGGTAGAGAAATCCAAAGCACACCGGAAAACTTCATCATATTCCCAGCTATTATTTCTCAATGAAAAAATAACGGTAGACGTAGCATCAAGATATTGGGAATAAAATTCACTCTTTAGAAAATTATATGCTCTCTTTACAAACTCAAACTTGGTAGAAAACGTCCGTACTACTCCGTCATAGTTTGACCTCTTCTGGGATAAATCAAAGTCGTCCCAATTTTTCAAATCATCGGTCACATCATACCTGTTTTCTCCAATAAGAAGCTCACATTTAAACATATCTATTTACGTTTTATTGATTTACTCATAGACTTTACATCTTCACACATACGCTTTACCATGAAAGCATATTCTTTTGCACTGATCTCATTCTTCCGGATCTGCATCCCATAATGAGACATCACAGCGACACGTTCACGGACAAAGTAGTTTTTATCCATTTTAGAGGCATTTTCAGGCTTTTCCTTGGCATTTATCCGCTCAAGCATATATTTACTCATAGAAAGGATGGAAGCTACTTTTTTGCGTATCTTATCATGTTCGGAAGGGAAATAAGAAAATCCGAACTCTGAAAGGATATGCGCTGCATCCGCCCAATCTTTATTTTTAATCATTATCTCAACACCCTTCATACACTCAATCTTTATGTGAAGATTGATGATATTGTTTCTTTGTGACATTTCAGACAGAAAAGAGGCGCCTCCGATTATTTCCACGTATTCGGTGATGAGCTTTTCCGATTGTTCGGATAGTTCTTCTTCAGAGTGCTCTCCTTCGATAATTAGTTTGCTTTTATCTCCGGTGAATACGTCGATGAATGTATCCAGTGGGATTTTATCTAGGTCGGTGTATAGCATAGTTTTTACGTGCTCCTTCACACGTTGGTTATTTTATATTAATAAACAATTGGTTCATCATTAGTCAGATCTGGCGGGCGTAGTCCCTTTCTCATGTCTTCTCGTTCTTGTTCCATCGCCCTTATTCTTTCAGCAAACCCACCTTTCCTAGATTGCTGATTTGGACTGTTTGTTTTTATATTTGGACATTCATTTTTTAATAACTTTTCTATAGCGATAGAACTAAACAGCATTTTTAAGACTACAGATTTTTCTTCCAGATCTTCATCATGTACGACGCAATCCTTACCTTTCATTTTATCCCACAATTCTTCAGACAGTTTATTCCCCGAAAGATTAAATATACAAGATATATCATCTCTTTCTAGTTCCACTTTTAATGTAATCTTTTCCATATCACTTATTCTTAGTTATTATAGTCTTCTTAAAATCGAGCGCATATCAGATGCTCTTGATATTTTTCTCAATGTTCGGTTAGTCTTTCGACTTTCTCCGTACAAATCATCAAATTTTCGCTCTAATCTTGTATAATCGTTATTGACATTAACAATCACCGGCTCACCGTCGTTACTTCTCCTTTGTCTATCCAACATCAAAGCGTCAGAGTGCAAAGACATCTTGCGGTAATCGACCAAATTAGGAATAACCTTTGCTCTTTTAGGAATATCTACCAATGTGGGGACGGATGGAGTAATATAAGCACCGTTATCCGTTTCAATCACTTCTTGTCTACCTCCATCACCGACAATAGCCAATCCACCGGGGTGGTTATCTGTTCCCTTTGCATATTTGGGTACAGGTTGGGCGGCAATAATTGCAATTTGGGCGGCTCCCATAGCGGCTATAACAGCAGCAAGAACAGCACCGGCAATAGGTCCGGCCTGCGCAAATGCTTGCATTATTGCCAGAGAGGTAGCAATAGTCGTCTGAACAATGGAGTTCGCCTTTTGCCACTTGGCCTGCCTCTGTTCCAATTCAGCTTTCTGCTTTTCCAGTTCATCGTTTTTCTGTTTAGTTTTAACTTCTGCTGCTCTTTTTCTTGATTCTGCTTCTTCTGTAGAGATAGCCCCATCTTCTGCCAGCTTTTCGATTCGTTCTTTCTCCTCTTCACCGGCTTCCTCGTTCTTTTCTTGCTGTTCTTCTATCTTCTCTATTTGCTGGTCATACATTCCAACCATGATGGAAGTTAACCCTTCCGATATTGCACTGATACTACTTAATAAATCTTTAATTTCTAGTTTACCGTCACGGACAACTTTTGTAATCAGGTTCATTAAACCACTAAACAAAGTACCTAGTCCATCTACAGCATTATTGCTAACGTCTTCCAAATGTTTTAATGAGGCTTCCAACTCTTTCCAATACTTCTTTTCATCTTCTGTTTCTTCATCTCTAGCTTTTTTCTTAGCATCACGCACTTTATTGGCTAAATCTATTTCAGCTTTCGCTAGAGCCTCTTTTATTTTAAACTTTTCCTCGTCAGACAGACCGGAAATCTCTATTTGCTCTTTTAGAAGATCAATGGCTCTTTGAGCTTCTTGAATGGCGTATTTCTCTGTTATTTTAGCTTTGTTTTTTTCATATTCCTCTTTAGAAATAATCCCCTGTGTATATCTATCAGTTTCTTCATTTAGCTCTTTTTGCATATTTTGAGAAGACATAATAGCTAATGTTGCATATTCTTGCTGACTTTTTTCTAACTGATACTTAACAGATTCTTGTAGCCTTTTCTTTTCTTCTTCATCTATTTTATCCAAGTATTTTTTGTCAATAGCCCGCAACTCATTTTGAAGTATTTCTTCATAATTAGCCCTTAACTTATTCTCTTCCTCTGAGTTACCTTTGATGAATGCTATATTTTCCTCATACTTCTTTTGTGCCGTTGCTCTTTCTTTTTCATACTCTTCATCTATAAGGGAAATGCGGGTATCGGAAAGGCGTTTAGCGATATCTTCTTGGTATTTGGTTTGTTCGCTAACCGACTTTTTCACTTTATCTTCAGGTGAAGTTAACAAATTGTCGATATTGATGCTCTCGGCTAATCCTTCATTTGCTCTTTTAAAATCATTTGCTGTTTTTTTATAACTGTTCATTCTTTCTTCTGCTTCTTCAAGCCTAGTTCTTAAACCAACAAGCGCAAGTGCATTTTCATCGTAAGACCCTCCCCCTCTTTGTACAACGATTTTAGGGCCTTCTGCCTCTAATCTATCTATTTCTTTTTGTATTTGATAACGATCTACAAGAGCGGTTCGCATTTTATTTTCGTATTCAAGAGCCTTTTTACTATTTTCTACCATTGTTTCTTCAATAGCTCTCGCCTGTGCATTTTCTATTAACGCTGATGTTAATGCTTTGTAACTATCAGAAGCTTTTCCTGCTAAAATATCCTCATCTTTGATATTTCCTAAGTAATTAGGATATCGTTTTTGAAGTTCATCAACGGCTGCCTGTCTCTCCTTCATAGACCGTGTGGAATCTTGAGTAACATCATACAATAATTTCAATTCCGTCCGTTCTTTTACTGTGTCAGACACACCTTTTCGCATAGCTTCATGGAATTGATTAGTTGCATTTACTGTCTCTAACACGACTTTCTTTCCTCTAACTAAATTAGATATCCATTCTACTATATCTTTTCCATATACAGAAAGCAAAGTAATACCTACTACCAAAGCAGTCTGCCAATTCAAAACTGCTCCAGTCAATTGCTTCCAAACAGGAATGCCTTTTTGACCGGAAGCCTGCATTGCTTTGAATTCATTATTTGCTTTTTTCAATTCATCAGCAAGTATCGGCAAGTTATTGGATATTGCAAGGAAGAAAGTATTCCATCCGACAGCCAAAGATGGCAATTCACGTGCGACTTGCTGAACTGACATATTTAAGCCATTCCAATGAGACGCATAATTACCTACATTTCTTTGGTAGTTACCCATTTGGGCATCAATCGACTTAAGCTCATTTTTTAGTGTTGAAATCTGATTTAGCAAGCCTTTCCCAATATCATTACTTCTTAATGCAGGAGAAAGGTTTTTAAATCTTTTCTCTAATTGTAATACAGCTGCACTCATTTCATTATAACTGCCAGCCGACGAAACAACTACGGCTGCATGATTTCTAAGAAGTGCTGAATATTGCTTATTTTGAGCATTTAATTCTTGCTCTCTTCTTGTTAATACATCTACTTTAGCGATATAAGCATCACGGCTCATTCCACCACGCTGGAATTCTTTAGACAAGATATCTAATTCTTTCCTTACGTCTTTTAGGCTGATTTTATTCTCTGTAAGCTTCCTATTTAATTCTCCTGCGTGTTGGTCATACGCCATTACATTATTAATGATTTCGGCATATTGTTTAGATGTGAGGCTTATTGCTTGATTCAGCTGATTTGTAGATTGTACATAAGATTGATTAGATTGTGATGCTGAATTTTGCGCACTGGAGTTACTTTGAAATTTAGAAGAAAGCCCATCCAAATAACCAATCAATTTGTTTATGGACTTTCCCATATCATCAAATTGCTTGGGAAGCGTATTTAACGTTAGCAATTTTGTTATTCTATTACCATAATCTTCCAACAGCTTATTCTGTCTTTCCTGAATAGACGCCAATTTGTTTTGGGTAGTAATTAGGTTGTTTAACGCATTATTATACGCATTAGATTTATCAGAAAGTTCTTGATAATTTTTAGGGCTAGTTCTCATCCCGCTTGCCAATAGCTCTATAAATTGCTTATAGGCAGCATAGTTTTCATTGAATTCTGTTTTTAGCTTCTTTAGATCGTCGAAAACGCTTTTATCGACAACATCGGTAATTTTTAATTCATTAGCCATATAACGTGCGAATTAAGTACCATGCCACTTGACACAGTTTCCGCACAAATATAAAAAGAATTGGCGAATTTTACAAGCTATTTAGAATGAATAAAGATAAGATAAAACGGCAAAAGAAAAGCGGAGGTTAGTCCGCTTGATTACTTATTGAATGTGTTGAGTTCTCCTTCAAGCTTATCCAATTTATCGGAGTGTTTTGATTGAGCTATAAGGTGGATATAGTGATCGCCATATATCATATCTTTTAAAATAATAGACTTATTTATAAACTCCCCCTTATGATGTCGAGTCGTTCTATCAAACATAGAAGTAAATAAAAAACTGCGGTATTGTTGATATGACATTTTTCCTCTAGTATCTCTTTGCTTTATTGGGTCTTTAGAACAATAAAAATATAGAATAACGTCATTTTCATCCAAAAAATTGAAGAGTATTGACGCTATTCTATTTAAGGTTCCTGCATTATTAATAATTTCTATCTTGGACATTGAAATCAGAGCTATATCTACAATTTCAATAGTCGAATCAATTGGTATATTCTTACAGTCAGTAAGCTTTAGAAGGTATTGGTGTCCGTCAGAACACTCAATAGGCAGTGTGATATTCATTACTTTTTCTTAGCGGGGAAATACTTATCCTTTTTAGTTAGAAGTTCATTTTTGGTTTCACATTTCCTACGCTCCAATTCCCTCACAAATTCAAGAAGCTTTTGTGATGGTTTTTCGATTACTAATGGGTTGTGAGTATTCATATAAATCTTTTTTTTATTACGGTATAAGATAATCATATACAGGTATTCTTCTCTTCTCAAGCTCTTGTTTGGGAACATCAGTAAATACAAAATCAACGTTAGATTTGGCTTTTCCCAGTATAGAACGGGCAGTCTTTGCTTGTCTACTATAATCAATAGTAGCGCGCTTTGTTTCAGCTTTATTCGCAGCTCTAACAAAACTTTTAGCATCATTACCTTTTAAAGTTGGAATACTTTTAATTGCTATTGCCATAATCTTTATTAATTAGTTTACTATCACTAACAGTATTACTACTATCTTTGTTCGTAACGCATCAAAGATACGTTACTTCGATGGTACAAAGATAGTAACTTTATTAACAACAACAATAAGAACTCTGTTAAAACGACGCTTAGCAGGTATAATATCTATCTTTTTAAGAAACGTTTAGAGACTAACAGTTTCACTCCCATCTTCTCCCCGACTAAGACCACGAGTTTCTAGCTGGCTATCAGGTAAGGGAAGAACACTAATAACAGTTATATTAGAAACAAAAAAAAGCCCGAATAACTATCGGGCTTTTCAAACACCTTCTTTTAATAAAAAGAAGGATTCAGTACAGAATGTTGTCAAACAAAAGATTTTGATAATGCTTAATCAAAATTGAACTGTACTCAATTCTCTTGCTAAGATATGTATTTCTTTCTCTATTTTCTTTTTTTGCTCCTTAGATGCCATTGTTATTCCTTGCTTATATCTTCTCATTAAAGAAGGATTAATGCCTATTTTCTTAGCAAGTTCACTGACATTAAAAATATTATAAGTTTTAAAGAAACCAGAAATGTCATATTGATAATCAAATTTAATATCCCCTTTGTTCAAGGTTTTAATGATATTTTCATCTTTACATTCATCAACAAACATTTCTAAGTTGTCTTGTAGATCTTCTTTGGCTTCCGATTCGGTCAAGCCATACCCAAACAGTGAGATACCTTCCAATTCAGGACAGTATATACCATATCCTCCGTCAGAAGCTTGTTCAATAACAGCTTTAATTACCTTTTTAGCCATAATCATGTATTTATTAGTTAGTTTATCAAAAAAAAGAAATGTACGAGCAAGTAGGCATATTTTTTCAAACATTTGGATAGAGTCATTTAACTTTTAATTAAATCTACGTACATTTCATTATTTCATCCTACTTGCTTAATATGAATCGGAATTATATGCTCTAAAAGAGCAGGGCTTATTTCAGCCCTGAATCCTTTAGAATCTTCTCTAAAGTACCTGTCGGTACTTCTTTGCTAGGGTGTCTTCCGACTGGGATAAAAGTAGGATAGTCAGGATGAACATATTGAGCATGTTTTTTTCCTTCTTCTCTTTTCCACCCGTTTTTCTCTAGCATTTTGTACAATTCACTAAATTTCATATTATTAGAATTTTTAATTAAACAAATCAAAGATCTCTTCCCGTTTGACAATGCAAAAGTAACATATTTGTTTCTATCCGCCAAATAAATCAGTAACAAATTTGTTACCAGATAAGATTTTTAACATCTTTATACGAAATGAGATAAGTGGGAAAGAAAAGTATTAGAAACAAAAAACCGCCCTCTTGCGAAGGGCGGGAAGGAATTAGGAGATGGAAATATGATTAATGATTGTTTTTATGCTGCCAACAATATATACTCCCCTTACTAGCCTTACGTTTACATTGAGTACCTTTTTGAGTTATCGCTTGACATCTGCCCGAAGAGGAAGAACCGCCTGAATTTATATATGAGGACTTCCAAAACTCGTATCTAGTTCCATCGACTTGATCTATGTATATTCCCATCGATCCTTCCCAAATTCTACCAAAGTTTTCTTCATCCGAAGTTAACACCTGATCTCCGTCAAAGTAACCGTCAAAAGAAACATTCTCATTGCTGTTTTTATCAACATAGAAACTTATTCTTATGGTATTACCGACCTTGAATATTTCGCATCCTCCTTCTGCATCTGAATAAAAGTCTGTATCGGTAAAACAACTCTTCAATTCATAATCACCAATGAATTGGGAAGGATCAATTTTATCATCGTCTTTTGAGCAAGAGATGAATAATAAAGATAATAGTATAAATAAAACGTTTTTCATGTATGTTATAGCTTTACAAAAGAATTTGTTTTGTAATCAATGATAAATCCATCAGAAATACCATAGTAAGCCTCTCTTTCTGAACCTAAAAAGAATTGTAACATCTTTCCACCAAAAGAATGTTTCTTATAAAAAGTTCTAATTTGTTCTTCGTTTAGAAGCTTTTCCGTCTGTATTTTGATTCCATTATTTTGCCTATCAATTACATAGCATCCAATACCTTCTATAGCACATAAATACTCTTTGTTATCTTTACTCACTTCTGCAACTGGAATTTCATTTATTGACTTAATTACCATTCCTGTAACATATATGCTTGATAAACGGTGTGTGTATTGATCTTTAAAGTAATCAAAATTAATTTTTAACCCTATAACTCCATTGGCTCCTGATGATTTTATCTTTTTTATCATATCGGTAAAACAATCACTTATGACAGGCTCTTTATAGGTCGTATTTATATATCCGCCTTCAGATTTAGAGACCAAACTTCCTATAGGAGTATAATCAAAATTAACCGTAGGGGCTTCTGTTACAAATATGCCATTTCGAGTAAAATCTGAATAATCAAGAATGCCTGTATAAGAGTAAGGCTTTGGCAATGATCCACAAGAGGCAAAGAGAAAAGTTAGTACTATAAAAAAGATAGGTGTTAATATAGTCTTCATAATTTGTGTGTTTTTAGTTATACAAAATTAAATAGTTACTTTTTATTTATCTTTTTATTCAACCGATCTATTTCTTCTCTAGCCCATTTTAAATTTTTATTTGCTTCCTTTATTGCATCATCCACAATCACACCTTGTGTTTTAACCCTAGCATATAATTCATTATATCTAAGAATAAAATCCTTATCTTCCATTTCCCCTTCTCCAGTAATCAACCAACGCATGGAAATATGGGGATATGTATTTATTATTTTAGATAACAATTCTATTGTTAGTTCTTTATTTTCTGCAAAATCTTCATTTATATTATAACAAAATGCTGCCGCAGAAAAAGCAGTCTTTTCTTTAATAAGGATTTTAATTCTATCATTAAAATCTTGAGTTAACTTTACCGTGTTTTTATCAGTAGATCTTGTTGTTATAAGATTAAATCTTATGTCTTCCATAATTTACCAATGTTTATATGTCTTAGCAAAATAAATGACAACTGTTCACAAATGCAAATAAATCCACATATATCTTTACTCTACACGCAAAAAAGTTTCTTTTTCTTGCATTTTTCAAAAATAGTTTGTATGTTTGCAGTGCTTAACATATATAAATCACCTGTGCGAGCGGAGCTTGCATTAATCATGCGAGCATTTTTTATGCTTGTACTTAAAATATTGAGGTATATTGTACCCCCGTGTGGAACTGTAATGGAACCACAGCATAGGTGATATGTGTTAAGCAGCGGGAAAGGCAATGTACCTTTTTTTATTGTTTATGCTTAACAATATCACCAATCAAAATCGAACGAATAATAGTAGTTTGATGGCGACGTTAATCCACGACACGGATAGAATGAGTTCGCTTGAAATAGCTGAACTTACAGGAAAAAGACATGATGCTATCTTACGAGACATCAGGAACTTACTAAAACAAGGAGTATCACACCACAATTTTGTGGAGACATCCTACAAGCAACCACAGCCAAGAGGAGGATATAAAGAACTCCCCTGCTTCGAACTCACCAAGAAAGGTTGCCTAATCCTCGGCTCCGGCTATGATCCAGTACTCCGTGAGAAGATCATCGACAGATGGGAACAACTCGAACTGGAAAAGTGCAAACCTCAAACTCCGCAAACCTACCTCGAAGCCCTGAAAGCCCTTGTATCATCGGAAGAGGAAAAGCAACGGCTGGCACAGGAGAAGAAGCAACTGGAAGAGAAGAACGCCAAACTCCAACCAAAGGCGGACTTTGCCGACGCAGCATTCGCCACCGACGACAAAGTAGACATAGGAATGTCCGCCAAGATACTCAAACTCGGCTTTGGGCGCAACACCCTATTCGACAAGCTAAGGAAAGCAGGCGTATTCTTCGCCAACCGCAACGAACCAAAACAGAGGTTTATTGATGCCGGATACTTCGAGATGAAGGAGAAGTTTATCGAGCGCAACAACCATCCGGGATTTGTCGTAACCAAAGTACTTGTCACTCAAAAGGGCTTGGCTTATCTAAACCACCTGTTTGGCGGTAAGCCTTCTGACGGGAAACTAGCCAGAATAGTATAACAAATCCCTTTCCCTAATTCATTTACAGCAGTCCGTTCCAATGCCGGACAGCCAAAGTTATATCGAAAATTAAACGAATCACACGAATTACACCATAAAAAGAATATCACTATGGACTTATACGAAATTTTACTTCAAAGACTTGTATTACTGACTGATGAATACTTGCAGTTAAAGGAAAGAGTTAAGGAGTTGGAGAACGAGACAAGAATAAAGAACTCAACGGCTCCAAGGATAATAAAGATGAGAATAGAGAAAGCAAAATAGGTAAGTCAGGGGACTTCGGTTCCGGCACATTAGTTGACGCCAATCAGCGGGAAAGGGTAGCTTTAGGGCTGCCCTTTTTTTACTGCATTCACACCAACAGATTGATGATACCCTGTCTGCCAATTCCGGTAATCTTTCTATGGTAGATAATATGGCCATTGTCAGCAACCTCTTGCTTTATATCAAACCAGCCAAGAGTAGCGTATTTAGTATATGGCACCCACGTCTGATTAACTTTGTATTGCACACCAAGTTCTTTTAAACGGTTATTAAGTTCAATTGCCGATTTAAGCCCCAATTCTTTGGCAACTTCCGTGCATGTATAAGTCTTATTGACGTGAGTAAGAACAGCTACCTGTTTCTCTGCTTCAATGCGTGCTGTCCGTTCTTCCTTCAACTTAGTGAGAGCCGCTATCATGGCATCAGGATTATTTAGGGCTTCTTCTATAAAGTCAGAGGTCGCAAAGATACCATGTTTACGTATTGAAGGTAACACTTCATCACACACCCAGTCTTGAAACTGTTCAGCATTAGGGAGGTTACTTCTCATTATAAGCCGATATACATCCTTTTCTGGAATATATACCATATTAGTACCACCAATTCCGTTGCCATGTGGGTAAAACACCTTTTTGCCTGATTTGCAATGTCTTTGTATTGCATCAGCTGTATCAGAATAGCCCAATGCGGTCGCTACATCCTTTGCGCAAAACAAAGGTTCATTACTCTCGTTCATTACAATTCGGACTTCGCCAAATTGCTCATTTTTGAAAATCTGAATATCATTCATACAATTTTCGTAGTGTGCCCTTTCACACACAGGAATATAAAAAACAGCACCGAACGCTTGAGGATCTTTCGGCACTGTTTATATATTCCCAACTCTATGGAAATACTTAATATCTTATATGCGCTTCCTCAAGCTGCATCGCACTACAAATATAGCAAGTTTTTATTATTTGGCAAACAATTATTTTATTTTTCTCTCAACAGCATTTTATTGTTCTATATTTCCCATAATTTTTGTATAATCCCCGTAATTTTTCTAACCGCATACCCCAAACATTGTTCTATTTTTCGTATTATGGGTATACGTATTCAATAAAAACACCTTTGTAATCTTCCCCCTCTTTTACATACCAAATAGTTCCATCCTCCTTGGAGTAAAGAATAAACACCGATTTCTCCATTTTTGCAGCTTTTCTTGCGATTTCCCGCATTTTCTCTATAGAAGCAAGCCTTTTATTACCTTGACACCAACAACTCATAATACGCCAAATTTTGAAAAGTAATTTTTGAGAGCCGGATTAAGTACATATTTGAGGAAGTATTCACGGGACTTCCCTCCTACTCCCAATATGGCACTCCCATACTTTCTTTCAATATCCAGCCCTATGTCGCTTCCTCTCGTTTCTATCTTCAATCCCTTTGAGGACGAAGAGACACGTATAGAATCATAGAATTCGCCTGTTATAATGAGGTTGGGAGTATAAATATCCCTAGCCGGATAACCTTGGAAAGAAGGAGTAGGTTTTGTTATTCTCTTCTTCATCTTAGCGTACCCTTTTGCATTGTTCTTCCACTTCCCGGCTTCATCAGTAGTAAACCAAGGATCGTTCAAATAAGTCGGTCGCAATGGTTTATCATTCCCATTTACACCTGAGTACAACTGCTCCGTCACAAATTCCCTAACAAGAGATTTGTTTGAATCCATGGCATTTTGAATCTCTCCTTCAAACCCATTAACAAAAGCTGTCACATTATCCAATGCTTCTTTTATTGTAGCCATACGCAAACATATAAGAGAAAAGGGGAAGGCAAATGCCCTCCCCCTTCCTGAAAACAAACCACTTTAAATAGTATCCTCTAAAGGAGATCTGACACCTACTATCTTATCATAGATATCAGAGAGGATATTTTCCTTCTCTATTTCAGTCCGGTCAGAAAAAAGAACTTTATGTTTAGCAATAAACTCCTTTTTCTTCATTTTCCGGACTTCTTCGTCTACGAAATTGATTCCCTCTACTTTCATGATACCCATTGTTCAATACCTACAACCCCATTTTCTTGAAGAACCTTTGGTGATTTTAATGAAGGGGTTCCTGTAGCCGTGATAACCAAATTCCCGTTCTCATATTTAACGGCAGACACACCACCATCAAAACAAGACGTTGCACCTTCTACCAATGCCGCGCCAAAGAACGATGTAACATCAAGACCACCAAAGTGCTCTCTTAGTTTATAATTGTTTTCTCCAGTGTCGAGTTTTACGAGTTCAACATATACAAGCCCTTTTAAAGCTTCCACTACATCAAACTTATATACACGGTAATCAGCATTCTTCACGTATTTCTCGTAGTCCTTGAACATAGTTCCTATGGTAAGGTTGGCTTCCGTACCGGATGAATCCCAATCTTGACCGCCTGGATACACACCGGAAAGAGGAATACCGGCAAGAACGCCAGTCCCATCATTCATGCCGTACACAACATTGTTTTCGTCTACGAAGTACGCATCAAAAGCAACGCCTTTGGCTGCCATGATATTGGCTTTCAAACTTGCGTCATATTCGTCTACAGTCCAAACATCATCCTTTGCAGAATACGAAGTAATTTTGTTAGGACCATATCCAGTAGCACTCTTATTTGCTTCGCCACCTGACGGAGCATATTCAATAATAGTTTTGATCGGAAAGATTCGATTAGGCCTGTCATCATGACAAGCGGCCTCCAATAGCTCTGCAGTTGCATTTGCCGGAAGTTTGTACCCGTGCATTGTCAGGATAATAGCTTTTACCTTTCCAGGATCAAGCAAACATTTTGAAGTACCGGTATTAAATTGAGCTACACCGGCACATTCTCTAAATTCTGTTGCCATAGCACTTAATATTTTTAATTTTAATATTCAAATTCTTTATCTCGATAGCGTCGATAAAATCTCTAAATGGCTTTCCGTCAGCTTCCACGCCTTTTCTGCCATACCGGTAGTTTTCCGTATATAAATGAGGAATTATACCGTTATACTCATTCACCAGATCGGGAGAAGATAGTATACTTTTCATGAATGCTTCATATATTGGACGAAGGACCGACACAAATGATACCTTTTCCCTTTCTTCATTGGTATATTTTTTGAGTGTATCAACCATAATAATAAACTCAAGACTGGCGTTTGGAACCTTAGATGTACGATCCTCGATATACGGGGAATACATACATATTATAGGAAACTTCAGTCTACTCTCCTCTTGCGACCGACTCCATTCGGTTAACTGACCGGCGATATATTCCCAATCTCCAAACATATAGGAAACATTACTGCCATATATTTTAGCAGTATTGTCTACAATATCTCTGAATATGTCGTTTATTGATTTCATATTCCCAGTCCATTTATACATTCAAGCATGGTTGTATTAAAAACAAAACCGTCATATTCCTTATTTGATTCTAGGAAATCATACAAATCTTCATTCATCTGTACCATATCATTCCACGCAGAAATCAAAAGAGGGTTTGGGTCAGCCTTTTTATCATCAGAGGCATACGTAGTCCCTACCGGGGTTTGTTGTACTCCACACCGCCTAACATAGTGAAAATACACATAATTAGCGATCGGACTGTATCCTTTATTAGAAAGCTTTTCTTTCAGTTTTTCCCATTTATCGACATCATTCTCGTCTGATAGGATATATTCGATGAATTCACGACTCATACTTTTTCCCAAGACCATCCGGAGGAACTTTTTTTCATATAAGTTGATATACGATTGAAGATTATCCCTTTCCGCCTTTCTTGTGATTGAATCATCGTCTATATCCCAGATAATACCGAGACTTAGCACTCCCGTAAAGTATGAGCCGTCAATAATCATCGTTTATTCTCCTTTCTTCTTATCTTTCTTCAAAAGGTCAGAGCATCCTGCGGTGGCGGCCGCAGAAGTAATTTCAGAAGTTTCTGAAACTATTCCCATCTTTACCCATTTCATTGCAATAGGAAGAGAAACATGGGTTTCATCTCCTGCTTTAAATGCACCGAAATCCTTTTGGAATGTCACTTTGTACACTTCCGACAAGTCCAGATTATAGGACTTGTCGCTTTTTGCTGTATTAATATTACTTCTTTTCATATTTTATCTTTTAACGTTAAGCACTTTTGGTTATAGCAGTAACCACATTGGCAAATGTATCAGCTACAAATGCCGTCTTGTACTGTGACTTGATATAAGCAAGCATTCTCTTTTCTCCCAAGATAGTAACCAAGTTCTTAGTGAAGTCGTCATTCTCCCAGCCTATACTCATAGAAAGAACAACATAATCCCGAATAAACAGATAACGGAAGTCTCCCATCTGGAAAGAGCCGAGCGTTACATTCGGATCTTGAATTACACGGAGTCCGGTAATCAATTCATCCCCAATCTTGAACGGGCGGATATAATCACCATTGTCATTCTTTGTGAGCTGCATATTGGCGTAATCTACCGGATTCATCCGAATGGCATTCGGAGAGTAAGCCATGTTGCTTACACTTACAATCTGTGTATAGGCAGCAACGATTGCGTCATACATATTAGGTGATTTGGATACTTCAATGCCCGTCAGAGAAAATGCCGGAATAGAATCACCGACTCCTTTTATCTGGCCACCGGTTCCAGTACCATTGAAAATACCATCTTCTTCTTTCAAGCCAATCTTATTGATAATCTCGGCTTCAATTTCTTTTTCCAATTGCGGGATATCTTGTAAAACTTCGGTTGTAACCTTGGCTGTCAAAGCTACCTTTCCGGCAGAAACGGTAACAGTCTCCACGGATGCTGTCATTGATGGTTTTAAACCTCCTTCGGGAACCCATGCAGCATCACCGGTAACATCTTTCAATTCAGCATATACCACGGACGGAGTAGAAATGCTTGCTACATTGGCCACGTCACGGATAGATGCACGTTTACGAGGAGCTACACTGATTTGATCGTCAATTGTAATTCCACCGGCAACAGGACTTCCTCCTGTAGTCATTACAGGAGCAGCTGCTTTCACTACGACATCAAATTTAATTCCGCCCTTTTTCTTTAGAGATTCAACATCAATTGTTTTGACTCCATTAATCTCGGTTACAAAACCTTTGCAGGCATCAGCTATTTGTTCTCCAAGAGACTTGAATCTGATGTCACCCCCTTTTGTTCTCTCAGTTGCAGCTTTAATCCGGACGATTGTTTCTTCAAAAGATTTCAAACGTTCGTTGATAGATTCACTATCTGCAAATCCTTTGATTCCTTCTTTCAGTTCTTCAATAGATTTTGTTGCATTACTAATTGATTCTTTCATTGACTTTGAATCAATCTCATCCTTCATGAATTGGGCGAAAAGAGCCTCCATGTAGCCATCCAGCCCCTTGGAAAACACTTCAAAAACTTTAGATTCGTCTTCGGACAATCCTTTGGTATCAAGGAAATCCTTAAACTCAACCTTTTTCACTTCTTTTCCCATACTACTTTAATTTTAAATTTTTGAACATTGATTTTACCTTATTGCTGTGCATGTCGGCTCCATCTCCTTCAGGTGTAGGTTCTTTCCGACTCTCCGGCCTGAATGACGCAAGTGACATTGCTTTTGATATAATTCTTTGTATCTTTTGCTGTTTGGATGCGGACATCCCTGAACACACTTCAGATATTTCGGCATTTAATTCTTCATAAGCTTTTTCGGCATCCTCTATGGATTTTAGCCCCAAATATTCAGTTTCTCCATTACAACCGATAGAGACTACTGATATTTCATACAATTTTACTTCTTTCACAATAAAAGCGTCTTTTTCCGCATCGTATTCGCAATTCTCCCACACGTACTGATATCCGATAGAGAACTGGTTTAAAGTTCCAGATTCAAGCTGTTTTATAGCCTGCTCACCTCTTGGAACTTCGTCTATTACAGCTTCAAAATAAAGCCCTTTCTCATCTTCGTTTAATACTGTAATCCGTCCTATAGGTTCATTCATGTTATGCATCCACAACATGATTATCTTGTCATTTGCGGAGCTTTCCGGACCTCTATCTTGAATACTTTTTGAAAAACAGCCTTTAACCAATATGTCTCCGGCTTTGTCTTTATTGCCAAATATCGCAGCGTAACCGCTAATAGTCCGGCTTTCATTGTCGTAGTTTACCTCTTTAGCATAAATGGAGAATGTTTTATATTGCATTCCCATTCTTCCATTATATTTATTAGCCTTGTCCATTTTCAATAGAGTTATTAGTTTTTAATTCACCTTTGGGATTGTCCGGATCAATATCAATAAACTTTGCCAACTCATTCCTGGATTCATCAAGAGTTATTTGCCCCTTTTCAACTAATTGAATTAAAGAGGAAGCCATTTTCTGAAATGCAGAAGAAGATGCTGATTTGTCTTGCTGAAGGCAATCAATATGAGTATAGTCTAACTTTATAAAAACGCCTTTCGGACAAATAGCCTCTGTCAAAGCTTCTGTCACTTTCTCCGAATCAGGAATAATAAGACCTTGGTAAGCTGATTTTTCCGCTATGCTTTTATTGTCATATTTAGATTCATTAAATAAACTATAGTCAATACCTATTGCATTACATATCTTTCTACTACACCGTTCATCCTCTTCGTGAAGTTTAAGCTGGGATGCATCATAATTTAAGGGAATCCAACCAAGCTTTATTTTTGATGTCAGAATAGGAAATTTATTGAGAATACCGTATTTCTCTTTTAATTTGGTTTCTAATACTTCTTTCTCGTCTGGAGTCATAGCCCCATTTCCCATTTTATCCGTATAATCGGAATATATTATACCCTTGGGACCACCGTTTACAATTAATTGATAGCTAGCCGTCATTGCCGCTATCCAATTATTGACCGGCATAGAGAGCGAATCAGTAACAGACGAAAAATCAATATATTGATTGGCTCCATTTATGTTAGCAGAACTATCATAGATTACAAAATAATCTTCTTCAGATAATTCTTCCTGCAATCCATTCCATTCAAGATAAACTTTAGAAACAATATCTTCTATATCATACTGGCGAAACAGTTTACCAGACGAAACCATGTGAAAAATTTGCGCAGGAATAACATACATTGCAAGTGGCAATGATTTTCTGGACGACCTTACAGTAAAAATAGGGCAATATCCAAAAAGTTTCAAGGACATTTCAATCTCTTTGAAGAATCCTACTCTCGTTTGAAGTGGATTAGGACGTGACAGCAATTCTCTAATATCGTTATATCCCTCTTTTTCATTCCCATCCTTGTCTGTGACATATATTCTCCCATTTGCGAAAAGAGAACCGACTTTATTTACAACAGTAGAGAACGGAGTACATACAAGAAGAGAATCAGCTTTATCTTGATCCAAAGTTAGATCATAGTCATTTTTGATTTTACCTGATGGGGAGAAGAAATTGGTAAGATACCAGAAATTCCCTTTAGAATCTTTTTCGATAGTTTTTACCGCCTCCCTCATGGAAGGAGCAGATATATTAATCTTTTTTTGAAACCAATTTCCTAATTTAGACATAAAAAGAATGATTATCTGATTTGAGATAACCATTCCCTACGAAATGAAGAGGTCTTTACGGACAAAAACACTAACGAAAAATCCGATAGTATAAAAATTATAGGTTCCGTGCATCTTCACACGAAGGGATTGGTATCCTCACTGCAAATATAGAAATAATTTCTATTTAGTCCAAATAAAAATAGATAATTATTATTCGTAATTATAGCATCTTTAAAGATTTCACACGAGCGCACACACAAGATAGCACATACATGCCTTCAAAGCTATTAATCCCATCATAATCAGACATGTTAGCGATTAAGGCAGAAAATGAATCGTCGGACTCTGGGAAGTAGATTGTCTTAATAATCGATTTATACGATTCAATCATAGTTTTCTTGTCTGTTGCTTCTTCTCTTACCCACAAATTATGATTAACATTCCTTCTGTAATCATCCGCATAATGTTTCATTTCAACAGGTATTTCCATCTGTACATTCCCTTCAATATTATTAAGACGATCAACCGGAAGTAAAGAGTCAGAAAAGAAACAATCAAGCATAAACACTTTTCCACCAACGACGCAAAAAGAAACCAATACAAATAATCCGTTTATATTTGGGTGTATTTCAACAAATACCTGATTATTTGCCCCTATTTCCTCTTTCTTGTAGTATAAGACATCTATCTCACCTCTCATTTCCACCGTTCCTGTAAGAGCGTCGCATGCATCTTCGTGAGCATTTTTCCCTCTCTTTCTATATGTTTTCAGTTGAGATGCAAACTCCGGCCATCTTCTTTCCCAATCAGCAGGGAAATAAGTAAGATTCATCACTTCGGAAGACCTGGTAAAGATCCGAACCTCTTTGTTTTTTGACTGATGAAACCAACTTACTTGAGTCCTGGGATTACCAATCATCCGCATCTGCTTCTCTACATTTCTGGCAAATCCCCTTCCCCCATTGTTACTTTCTATATTTGCCTTAGATATTTGGTCTTTAGTAAGCATCTTAGCAGTTTCCGGTTCAGTAAACTCCATCTCTTTTTGCGTAAAAAGGACATCAATAATGAAATTCCCAATCTCCGTATCTATGTAATCAATAGAGCATAAATAATCGCTTCCAGTATCGGCTGTATCTGTGTAGTTTTTCCTAATTGCTCTATTGGTTATCGGAATAGTCTCATAAGTCTTAAACTTTCCATACATCAAGCCCTCCATAGGCGTTGGATTCTGCATATATTGAGTTTCAAAAACATAGCTGTTCACCCTTTGCATCCTATGCAACTCTTCGAGAGTGTGCTTAAACTCCCATAAAGCCTTCTCCTTACCATCCTCATATACTATTGCCGGAAGAGATAAGACGCTCCATTCTCCCGGCTCTGTTTCCATCAAATACCCGCAAAGATCATGCTCGTGCAGCCTTTGCATGATGATTATTATAGGAGTATTTCGTGAATTAACACGATTTCTTATAGTTGTTTCAAATCTCTGGTTTACCTTTTCTCTAGGAGTGTCAGATATTGCATCTTCAGGTTTAACCGGATCGTCAATAATCAATGCACCTGCAAATTTAGACGACGGTTTGAACTCTTCCAATTCTTTGGATAGATCGTTTTCCTCATCAACAGCACCAGCCCCAAAACCTGTCACCTGCCCTCCGGCAGCCGTTGCGTACATTCCTCCTCCTTCGGTTGTATACCACTTCTTTTTGGCATCGCTTGTTCTCTTGATGTCTACATAAGGGAATACACGCTTATACTCTTCCGACTTAACTATATCCCTTACCTCTTCTGAATTATCATTAGCCAGATCATCCGAATAAGATAAATGAAGGAATTTTGCAGATGGATTGATTGCAAGCCCATACGATATGAAATTCTTAACCACTAATTCTGTCTTGGAATATCTGGGAGCTATATTTATTATCAGCTTTTTTATCTTTCCATCAATCACATCATCAAGAGCCTGGCATATCCTTACGTGATGGTCGTTTACTACAAATTTGCGACCAAATCTTGCTTTAAAGAAGTATCTCGTATAATTTAATGTCCCTGATAAGCAAAATGCCCGTATATAATCATATCCCTCTCCTGTCATAAGTCCTCTATTATTCGTTTGGCTTCCTCTTTAGTCATCGGGGAAACCATGTTCACGTTTACATCCTGTGGTGAATCGTAACCGAGCATCTTGCAGATACGCTCGATAGCCTTAATCTTATCGTAAAGCTCTACTTTCACATACTCTACATCGACAATCTCCGGATCTTCGCTTGTACCAATGTTCTTCTTCAGAACCTTCGTTGATATGCTCCTGATGGCAGCCTTGTCCTTTTCTGAAAGGGCTTCAAAATCCTTCCTCTCTATCCATGTGTTATGCATACTTGCGATCGACGAAAAGGCAATGCCGGATAATTCCTGCAAGATACGGTCTTTGGTTACATCAGACCTGTCTTTCAGTTCCTTTTGCAGCTCCTCGACCCTTACTACAACCTTACTATTATTCAGCAATGCCGATGCCCTTCCCCATACCGCCTTATCCGTCCATTCCCTACTTCCGGGATATGCACGCCTATAAGCCTCGGATGCGTTCCCGCACTCAATATAGTAATTACAAAAATTTTCCTGTTTTATTGATAAGCCCATGTCTTTTCGTCAGATTAGCTACATGCCACTTGACATGTAGCACAAAGTTAATAAATTCCTGTTTATTACTTCACACTCCTCCCCCATATTTTCGCATTATACAGGGAATAAGCCCATAATTTAATTTCTTCGCTGGTATGAAGGAACTCCACTTTCATGGCTTCCTTCATACATTCCGCCAGTAGGTCTTCTTGGTTCATAATTAAATCATTTTGAGTGTTTATTCTTTAGGAAATAATCCGTCTGAAAAGTTTATTAACGCTTCAACTTTTCCCAACTCAATCTCATAAGCATAATATTTTTTATCAATAATCTCCATGAGTTCTTGAAAATCATTTGTATTGTAATTCTGCTTTATAGATTCAATTACCTCTACTCCATCTGAAAACCAATCAGGGTTCGACTCTTTTAACTTTCGCATAGCTGTTGGAATTTGATGTGTATAAAGGTTTTCGGAGAATATAAAATTCAGCATTTCATATACATCATCCATTTTCGTTGATAGCCTTCCATCTAATATGGTAAAAGCTTTTTTAAGTGATACTTTCATTTCTATATTGTTATTCGTTAATATATTGCCATTCATATATAACTTTATCATTATCCTGTTCCCATTTATCCGGTCTATCTTCGCTCCAAAAATCGGCATAATATAGTACCTTTCTATAGGATTGATAATCAGGATGAATCATTTTGCGAAGAATGTGAGAGTTTGGCTTCGGGCGTTCAACTTTAAAGTTTCGCCACGGATTTTGCTTACTTATCCAGTCTGCACCTTTTTCAAACCCTTCTTTAGCGGCAAAGAAAATATCATTATCAGGTTGGCGGTTTTTATCACTTATTTTAGTGGCAGCAAATTCACGTGCTGCTATTTCAATTTTATTCATTTTTGATTTATTTTGAATATTGCTGATTTTTTGTACAAGTATCAATCCCGAGCCTGCCAATCGGGCAATCATCACAATAAAAGGTCATGCTTCTGTAATCCGCACCACTTCCACACGGATGGTCACTAAGCTCCATAACTTTATCATTTAGAAGCTGTACTTCTTCTTTGAGCTTATTTACTTCACTAATAGAGACTAAAGCTCTATATTCTTGCTCTGTTAATATGTACTGCATAATTTTATTCCTTTCTAAATTGTTATACGCCAAATAGGCCTGTTTGTACTAGAATGCCTTTATTGGTTTTTATCTCTCCGTGGCATTCATAACGGAAACGAGATTCACTTGTTGGCATGGCTATTCCTCCACTAGTTTTAATGCTTCCTGTATTCCGACTTCCAATGCTCCTTCATAGGTGTCCCACTGTCCGCCATCGTTAGGACCATCTGATAAATCATTGATAATGTGAGTTCCATTGTCAGCTTTAGATATATCGTATCCATAACCAGAAGCATTTTTATATATGCAGATGTGCATGTTTTTGGTTTCACGTAGCCACTTTTGGACTAATGATTGTGTTGGATAAACAAGATATTCAAAGCCTTTGTCCAATAACATATTCAAAGTATCTATCGTTATAAATTTATCTTCCATATTATTCCTCCTTGATTAATTCTGGGTTATCGTAGATGTTACCTGCAATTTCTTCCGTTACATTGTAGTGACAGAATGGCAATAAATCTCCACTATATTCTCCGATATATCCAAAGCATCCGTCTTTTATGCCTACTTTATTATAGATTCTTACACCTTCGTAATCATCAACCAACAATATATCTCCTTCGAAGATTTCCTTGCCGTTTTTGTCAAATAATCCGGTGAATTGACCTACGGTTTCAAGACAAACCTCATACATACCGATGCTTTTCCCTATTTCGATATCATTTAAGGGCGGAATGACGGCGTATCTATCCTTTTCGATCTTAACGAGAGAGCCATACAGCCATTCTTCATCGTATATGCTTTTGCCTCTGAATTTTATTTCACGATTCATTTTATTTCTCCTTTTCCTCTAAAGTGTTCGATTAGTTCTTCTACGGTAGCCTTGTGATAATTTCCCATATTGGTATCTTCGGGTATATAGTCAAAAATTAATGTCTTATATATTGTTACACACGGAGCACAACAATTAGTTCTAGGATGGTAAGCCCATTCTTTCCCATTTGTAAACCATTGATTTTCATTTGTATCATCCCTTAATGCGGCTATGGCAAGGAAAAGATATTCATTAGTTCCGCAATCAATGCGATCTGCACAATTATACGTTGTATGAGGGTTATCATCATCAAACCATTCAGCGAAAATAGAATGATAGACATTTATATATGATGATGTAAATAAACAAGGTCTATCTTCAATTAATGAAACAGATTTATATCCCAACTCCTCCAACTTCTTTCGAAGCTCCGGTGTATTTTTGTGTATAAACGCTACTGCTGTAAATCCCATAGTTATTTGTTTTTAATTCGGTTAAATACTTAACAATCCAATTCTCTTCAATCTTTTTCTAAAATTCTTTTCATTCAAGGCTTGATCGTAATAACAATCAGGTTCTATAACCGTTTCTGACTTTGTTATAGGAAGTCCATTCAGCCCAATCGAAACTTTATGTATAATAGAAGCCTTTTTGATTTCCCCTGTTTTTCGATTAAAAGAAAATAAAATATGTCCCGGATTCTTCTTAATCTTATTAACCAATTTATATTCTGTTTGCTGCTTTTGCAGATATTCTATCTGTTCCTTAGAAAGATTATCTTTTGTTATAATAGGTATTATATCCATTTTATTATTTGTTTTCAAGTTCTTTAATATATCCTTTTTCGATGCACCAACAAAGCATTTTATAAGCTGCATCAATTAAACAGGTGTTAGTAAAATGTTTGATACATTCATAAACATTATCTACATTACGATATGCTATAGTATTTCTTTCAATCATCCATGCAAATAGAGTCTGTTCAAATGGCACAGGTTTTAAATAATGTGGCAGTTTATCGAGAATGTCTTGCAAGGTGTAAGTAAATTCTTTTTCTCGTAATGATACGTCTGCATACCCCATTACATGAAGTACCCATTCATGTCTTGTGGCAGAACCTCTTTGAAATACCATACTTGCATCACTCGTATCTAATCCAAGTTCCTGCAAATGTTTCATCTGTTTGACTGATAATACTTGTTTTGATTTCATTTCTCACTCCTTTTTAAACACTCTTGCATAAAGCATTAAATTATTATTTCATTGGGCTGCATGTCCATATTAATCTCCTTTCTCTTTAATCCGCTCTAGTACATCCCTGTTGGCTTCTAGTATTTCATCGAAAGACGGGATAGGCATCCATGCTACCGGTTTCCATAATGGAGGTATACTACTCATTGAAGAATAAATCGGATTATCTTTGTACATATCATGGATATATCCATCCATACAGAACCATACTCCATTACAGTATGTGCCATTGAATATTGCGCCATGTTCACACATAATAACGATGTCCTCATTTTCTTCCGGCAACCGTTCCTTCACGCTAATCCACGGAGATTGCTTTGAGTGCCATTCAGCACCATCTCTGAATCCGAATTTATAAATAGTTTGTCCAACGATATTATATCCTTCAGCTCCTTGTTTTGCTGCTTCTTCTAATGTCTGTTTCATATCTTTTTCGTTTTTAAGTTCCTCTAATATTTTATTTCTACTGATAATAAACAAAGGAAATGATGTTACTTATGAATCACAACCGCCATCGTACTAACGGTTGTCCCACTCTCTTTAAATTCACCGGCTCCGATTTCAAAGACTTCTCCGTGAACTTCTTCTAGCCATTCCCGAAACTCAACACATTTCTTTTCGGATGCAAATTTCCAATGCTGGCCGGTAATAGCTGCAAGCGTACCTCCCTTCTCTAACCGGTCATACATAAGTCTCACGTGATCTATGTCTTGATTGCCGGAGAATGGTGGATTTGCGATAATCTTGATATACTTACCGGAACTGTCTTTTGTGAAATCGTCACCAAGCAATATCACATTGTCAAGAGTGAGAAGAAACTCTTTATTCTCCGGCATCAGTTCGTAGCATTCAACTGTTACTGACGGGCACGACCGATGAATCGCTTTTATCAGAGCACCACGTCCGGCACTTGGCTCAAGTATAGTATCCGTTTCGTGGATTCCACCAGCAAGCATTACCAGCCAATCAGCAACATCAGCCGGTGTTTCAAAGAACTGGAAGTCTTTTTGCAAATCGCATCGCTTACCTTCTTTCAAGATGGAGAACACACGTTCCGGATTAAAAGGAAATGTGAATCCCTGTATCTTACCTCCCTGCCATGAGCCGCCAGCTTCTTCTATCCATTTCTTTGCTTCAGCGTAGGATTTCTTATTGAATTGTACTTTCGGAAGTTTAAGGACGTTGTTTTCGAGGGTACAATGCTTCAGTATTTCTTCCACATTCCATTTCTTACCTTCATCAGCCTGTTTCTTCTTTTCATCAACCGGAGCGTCTGGCGCTAACAGTGAAGATATTTTCGCAATAACCATATTACTCGCATCCATGAAAGTATTAACACAGGAAAGCGCTTCCATAAGAAATCCGGTATCAACATATCCGGCAGCGTCATAAACGTCTATACCTTCAGTCATATTTGCCAATTCATTGAGCTGGGCTACACTACCACGTAACGTTTTTATTAAAGTCTCTTTGTTGTTCATCATAACTTTTCTGTAAATAAATCCTTGTTGTATCTACACTACCATGACCAAGAAGGTCTGCTAATTGAATTACATCTTTGGTTTTCTTCAGGAACATTTTAGCAAAGAAGTGCCGGAAGGCGTGAGCGTGCATTTTTTTCGAATCGATACCACAATGTTTACCCCATGCTTTCAGGTGCTGCGAAAAACCTCTCTGGGTCAACGGCCCAAATCTCCCGACAGCAAGAACACCAGACTTGCCTGTCTCCTTTATATAATCCTTCACCTCCCGCTGCAATTGCTTTTGGAAAAAGAAACGCCGATACTTGTTCCCTTTCCCTTTCAAAACAACTTCGCCGATCGCTATATCCTCCCACGTGAATTGCTGAAACTCCGAGAGCCGAGCTCCTGTAGTACCCAATACCTTAATGAAGAAATAGTAATCCTTGTTGAGTTTAGTTTTCAGATACTCCAGTAACCTATTATATTCCTCTTCTGTCGGCACATTGTTTACATCCAACTTGCGTTTCATTTTAGGTCGTTTCAGTTCAATCGGTTTCTTCACCCATTTAGAGAACTTCTCAATGGCTGTAATACGCAATCGAATGGTGGCCGGAGAGAGTTTTTCCTCTTCAAGGCTTTTGATAAATCGCCTGCAATTGTCCATATTTAACTCATTGGCGTATTCAAAATATTTTCTCAACGAGGTATAATAGACATCAATTGTGTGAGAGGAATAATCATTGTTATCAGTCAACCATATTATAAAATCATTAAGCAGTTTCTTATTCTTCTCTGAAATAACCTCAAGTTTCTCCAAAGGCTTTACGGCCTTTTCCCGTCGGCCATATCCGATTTTAAGATAAGACAGTAAATCACAAACAGCCTCACACATAAATGAATGGCGCACCATAGCATCAGCATGCTTATGTTTATATTTCAAATAACCGCGACGATTGATTTCTTCGGAATTTTCAAGAAAATCAGTTACATATTTGATGTATTTCCCGATGCAATCATAACTCCTACCTGTCGTATACAGATATGACACATAGTTTAATAAAATACTTTTTCTTTCGTTATTCATAGTTTATATTTTCTATAATTGTTTTCTTTTTAGAATTAACCTTAACTACATCATAGGCCTGTTTATACAGATAATTGAACGGGTTATGAATAACACATCTACGCTCTTGAATATCACTGATACATCTATCGGCGGCAACATCAAACGAAATGTTTGCATTTTCCATAGAAATACAGACCCTTTTTCTAAGAAGGTAAACCACCGGGCGTTTGCACTTCATTATGATTTCCGTCATTCCTTCATCCGATCCACTCCTGTAAAAGTCTATAACAGAATCCATAAATCTCTTCGATTCCTCATACCTCTGAATAATAGAATCAATATCCATAGGCTCATGCACCCTTAATCTAGTACGGGAAAAGGTACTAAAATCATTTACCACAATTTTACCATTTATAAAATCAAATCTTTTTCCACTCCCTACTATCATGAAAGGATCAATTCCCTTCATTCCACAATAGACCATTCTCATAGGAGTAGTATATATTCTTTTACCTTCGTCGGACAGAAAAAAACAGGTCTTATATTTCCCATTTTCATTTTTTGTCAACGGATGCTCTATTTCTTTTAGGGTATCATAATACGACAAATCCTTCTCGTTAAATAAATATCGACTAAACCCTATAACAGAGATATTATATTTATCTTTTTCCATATTTCATTTATTGAAATCATGTGTGCCGGAATCGAACCGACATATACAGATCATAAAAGCTATTGGGTATTGATCATCATGATGACTCTTCAAACTAGATGGCTATTTTTTATAATTTAAAGTTATAATATTTAGCCTGCATAGACCTACCACATGATTAATTTTACTTTCTAAACCCCATATCCCCGCTTGTCTCCCAGATGGGTGACTGTAGAGGTAAAGGAGTAATGATATTCGCTGTATTGGCTCATATCTGATTTGTTATTCGTTAATTAAAAAGTTCCACCCTCACAAGCAAATAATATATAATCCACGATCCTGTTTTTATCCATTGACCCGTTTTCTTTTTCACATGAAGGATTTTCCTTAGTTCCTTTCAGGATGTTCAAGTTACCATCAGCAAAGAGGATTAATGATTTTGGCTTCTTTCGCATCAATTTCTTTAGCTCTTTAATCCATTCTTCTTCTTTTTTCGTTAGTTTTATTATTTCCATAACATTCCTTTCTGATTTGTTTTACGCAAATCCTTGATAATTCTTCAAGAACTTGCAAGGGTTAATTATTGAAATAGTGCTTGCTGTACTTGTGATAATACTAATTTATTCGCATCAGCAAAGAATTTTTTCTTTATTTCGAATCCGTATGCTCTTCGTCCCAACTGGGCGGCAGCTAATAAGGTGGAACCACTTCCGGCACATGGATCAATTACCACATCGCCTTTATCGGTAAAGATTTCTATTAGCCTATGAAGAAGTGGAACCGGTTTCTGTGTTGGATGCACTTTTGGCGTTTCATTGTCTCTTACCCAATCAAAGCAGTTGAATATCATCCGACCGTCATTATTGAACTTTGGAAGTTTTTCACGATAAAGTAGTAAACCGTACTCACAGTTACCTACTACTTTCATGTTTGCCTTTAAGACCTGTGCAGAGAAATTTTTCCGGAATACAAGATTGATATAATTATTTAACCCGTATCTTTTACCAAGTTCGATGTATCGGAATTGATCTTCAAACTCACAGAAGATTATCATACAAGGCGCTTTGCCTTTATCCCTTGGTTCTTTTACAAGCATTTGGCTACAAAAGTGCATAAACTCTGCCGGGCGAAAATCTTTATCAGTATCAAAGAATTCTTTACCCGCCTTATCGCTTTCTCCATTCTTATTATCACCATCCACATACCATGAGGGATTAGAGGCATAAGCATTATTTCCTAGATTGTAGGGGACATCGGCAATAATTAACTGCGCTTTGGGGATTCCATAAACTTTGTAGTTCTGGAAATGGTCATTATATAGTTCGATTTCTTTCATATATTAATTGTATTTATCAAGTAGTCCGCCAACCGGTAGACTACCACGTAAAATAAGATGTTCACTCCTAGGAGAAGGAGGAGGTTTAGGAGTATTCTCATTGTTTGATTATATTTTAGCAATATAAGGATTTCCAACACGGATAGAAGCTCTTTCAATAGCATCCTTATCTCCGCTTTCCACAAGTTTTTTCTCTTGTTCAAGGTATTCGACATAAGATATACTATTGTTTTCACGTTCTTCAACTTCTTTTTGACGCTGCAAACGATATTGTTCACGTTCATGCCGATCAATTCCTTTTCTCCTTTCCGATATATATTCAAGCATAGCACTTGTTATCTTCATAGGATCAATAGCCCCGTAAAACCTCCCATATTTGCCAGATTTAAAACGGGCTATGAAAAAACATATTTCAGCGGCATTGATATAATAATACTCCGAAAGAAATATTGCAGCCAATTCCTCAAGTTGAGCCTTGGCTATCTTTGTAGATACCTCTGCAAAATCATTCAACGTTCCAAATTGAATTTTAAGCCACTCTAGTGGTGTTTCATCCCCATAAGTAGAAGCCAAAAGCCCCAAACTTGGTATTTCAAGATTTAAAGCTAAATCTGCGTGTGTAGCATTACATCTGACAATTTTAAACTGCAAATCCGGGTTATAATCAAGAATGAATTGTGCCGGATCAGGGTATTTGTCCAATAATGCCCTCTGCTTCAAGCTCCTTTCTCTTTTTTGCGGCAGCTTCTCGGACGGTTGTAGCGACTGCAAGAACTGAATCACGTTTTCGCTGCTCGCTATCTTGTTGATTTTTACTAATCCTTGTTCCATTGTAGTTACCTTCTAAAATTTTAATGAAATTTGTCGGTCTGAATATCCAATCAAAGTCACATCTCCAGTTTTGGTTATTATGCCCCAAAAGAAATGCCGATTGAGAAACATTATTGAAAACAGTCATGATAGCCTCTTTCCCATGCTCGGTTGCCCTTGCCCTTATAGCCTTCTTGCGCTTATCAGTCATTGTAGTAACCTCTGGGAGCTTCCCACTAAACATTTTGTTGAACGTATCCATAAGAGCATTGTAATTTATCTTATCACTCTCATTGCTTTCCTGGGGTGGGACTTCCCCTTGGGGGGAATTATAAGGGGGATATTCTTCTTCTCTTTCTACTTCTATTTTAGTAACGTATTGTTCCGTGAATGATACGGTAGTATTACGTGATTGTTCCGTGATTAATAAGTGAATATTCTCTTTAACTCTGTCTATTAAGCATTTAGGTATGTTCAAATCCTCATAATTTGGTTTGTTGATTACTTGATGCCGAGTGAAATTTGGCAGATATATGAATCTTTCCCCCTTATAGGAAAGCAGACATATAAATCCGTTTATCACAAGCTCGTTCATCCATTTTTCAAACTGTTGAATTTGGATTTGGTCATACGGAAATATTTTAGACTTTAGCCAAACAGAATCACCTATCACGATTCCTATATCATCAGAGAAATTCCATAGGCCTATATAGAGAAGTCTTGCATCCCTTGTAAGGCGGCCTATTTTGGTATCATCCCAAAACTTTGGCTTAATCATTCTATTCCGTGCCATGCTTGTTATATAAATGTTTATCCATAATTAAAAGTTATTTAGGGCTACCGATAAGTAGCCCCGTTGGTTTATGCGACATCTTTTCCTAAAAACCTATTCACAAAATAGATTTGTCCTTTTCCCGTAACCTTCGTTGTGGTGGTAACCAACACCGAACCATCCGGCTTAGTAATTGATGTTTTCTTCAATTCAAAAAGCCCTAATTTCATGGATTTCTGTGTCGGTTGATTGTAGTAGTCACCTTTCTGGCAGAGATAGCCATTATCACGCATCCATGAGAACAAACGATTTTGACCGATATTCACACCATTCTGTTGTAGTATCTTCGCTAATTCAGCTATTAAACAAGAACGTTGGGAAGTCGAGACCGCATCGGCAAAAAGAACTTTAGGAGCATCTTGTTGAATTTTACTTTCCGCTTCTATAAGGCGCTGCTCTTTTCGTTTCAGTGTCTCTTGTGCTACAATCAGCGCACGTGCCATGATTTCTTCAGGAGTATCATTCTGATGGGCTGTAATATAACCGCCATGCTTGCGGATTGAGGGCAAAACTTCATCGCAAACCCAATCTTGAAACTTTTCGGCATCCGGTAATTTAGATTTCATAGTCAAACGATAAACTTCACTCTCTTTGCCGTACTTTATGTCTTGCACACCGCCATTTGTGGGGGTCGGCAAAATAACGACCCCTTTACAGTGTTGATTTACAGCATCGGCAGGTCTGCTATATCCAAGTGCTTTTGCCACATCAGACAAGCAAAACAAAGGTTCTTCATTCTCATTCATTGCAATTCTTACCTCTCCGAATTGCTCATTCTGAAAGATTTTAATTTCATTCATAATATATTGATTTAAATTTTAGACAATAGGGGTATAGGCGGAAGTATCTCATTCCGCCATTTAATTAGAATTTAAATATTCGATAACAAGAATTTTAGACAATCCTTGTGCGGATCGTCCGAATGATGGTTAAAATGGTAATCTTGGAATTTCTGGAATAGTCCTTGCGAAAGTATGAAGGCATAAGCTTCATTCTTGCAATTCTTTTCGATTAGGAACTTTTCATAAGATACAGTTCTCGCACTGCTGGGCGCAAAGTTGGGGTTACTATTGTTCGCCTTAACTCTGACTTCGTTGGTTCTTGGCATTGAACGAAATTTGAGTTATTAAAAACAAGAAAGGCTATCGCCTCCCGTTCCGCCAAGAACCGACACTGTTAGAGATAACGAGCATCCAATGGGATTTGATAGCCTTATATCTTTGCAATATTACGCTTACAAACGAACATAAAAATATGCACGTTAATCTCTTTCATAAGTCTTGTTCTTGGCGTGAACACCGCAAAGATACACTCAAATTTCAAAATACCAAATGAAAATCTTATTTTTCTGCTAAGTAACCATTCACAACCTCTATAAACTCTTCCAAAGACCGGCAGACAACATATTTATTCCCTACAGATTCAACCGCTTTCTGCCATTCTTTTTGGCTATCCTGCTGATGTCCTTTAGGTTGCTTCATCTCAATACATAAGGAAGAGTAACAACCGTTTGACTTTAGAAGTATCAAATCAGACACTCCAGCCAAAGCTCCTTCCGCTTTCAATATTGCACCAGTAATATTGTTCCTAGCTCCGCCATTCGGAACTGAAAAAAGAAGTCTCTTGTATTGCGGATATTGATACCGGAACCAATTTACGCATGCAATTTGGATTTTACTTTCAACGTTTCTCATTGCTTCTTTGAAGTTTCTTTCTAGTTTTACGAATCATATCTTCATCTCTCAAATTGTACCCTTTAATGAGGATTTCTGACGTTTTCAAGTACTGGACTATCGTCTGGTATTCTTGTTGGGTTATTGTTATTTTCATGTGGACGTGGAAGGAATCGAACCTTCGTGCCTATGTCATTCCCTTATTGAAATCATCTCGGGATTCACATTCCGTATAACCAACTTCGGTCTCACGCCCATATTCGCCCGCCAATCTTCACAGACTGGCAGGCTGGGGTAAAAAGGTTAACAAAGCTATCTCAACAGCTCACTCTTGCGGATTATAGCTCTACCGGTTACGATAGTGCTCTCCGTATTGTGAGATAATGTGCTTTGCTTAATGCCGATCTGGTCTTCAGATAAATGATGGAAGATACCCGTTACCGAACTGAAGTAATAGTTCCGCTTTTCGAAGATCAGGTAGACATGGATTATTTTAGTTTTTCGCATTGTTCTCACCAAACTTATGTTCATGGCACCAGTTTGATTTTCCAATTTTGAAACCACCAATACCACAACGAAGATTCTTCTCACGCTCCCAATAACTTCCGGGAACAATACAAGGTTCTTTCACTATTTCACTTGTAAAGTGAAGGCAATTGCTACAGCATGGACTTTTCTTCTGAAAGCCCTGCTTTTCTCTGTTTTCTGACTGTTTACTCATATTTGCTCTATTTTTATTTCAAAACTTCCAAATAGCTGTTATTTGGAATAATACTTCCTAATATCCCGTTTTATTTAATCTCATAGCTTCCTTCTCGTAACTCAACAAAGTGCGTAAGGCGTCTAATTGATGCGTACAAGCAGCATTAAGCCGGTCAAGCCTGTCCACCAAATACGATTCGTCCTCCGCTATGCTGTCAAGCAAGGTATTTTGCACCTTTGCCGACAAGCATTGCTCTTTAGCTATTGCAATGATGGTATTGCTTATCTCTGTAGATTTCTTCTTCCGGAGCAGTTTCTTCGCATCCGCAAGCATCTCACCGGATCGATTCAGATACACCATTATAACTGATATCCTTTCCTGTATCTCTACCGGATTATTTGAACAGGTAATGTTCAGATAGTCGTTTATTTCACTAATTTCTTTTTCCATACGCTACGCTATCATTTTTTCAATCATTTCATTAGCCATCAGAATCCGCTTCTCTATGAGCTTGAAATTAATGTAATCCGGGAAGATTCTAACTATATGAATAGGACTGCTTTGAAAAGGACAATAAACTACAAAGTCACACCATTCGGCACCGGTCACCATCATGTGAGATTGGCACTGGTAGAAATATTCAGGTTTAGCAAGAAGCAATCCGACATTATCTTTCACTTCTTCTTTATATTTCATGAAAGTATTTTGGCTAGGGCATTTGATCTCAAGCGTTCCTTTCTCTCCGTCATCGTTACAACAGAAGCCATCAGGAGAAGAACCAAAGAAAGGAATATTGGGATGCAGGCAAAGACCTGTTTCAATCATATTATTCCCCTTCATTCTGTTATACAATTTGCGAGCGTCAGCTTCCTGTTCATTACCCCACTCAATAGCCTTTGATGAAACTCCTACCTGAAATAGGTATTTTTCAAACAGATTATCATCATTAACAATATATGGATTCATGCTTCTCTCGGCTGCCAGTTGGTAGATATAAGATTTTGCGGTATCTCCGAACAAATCTTCTTTCTTCCTTCCGGATTTCATCAAGTCACCGACACGGGAGCCGGTGACTTTTCCCAATCGCTTGCGGTACCATTCTAAAGAATGTTGAGCTTCCATTATGGTGATATTTTAAATTATTCTTTTTTAGTTTTATCTACTCCGGCAGCTTCAGCCGCAATATCAGCTATCTTATTATTTATGGCTTCTTTGCTTTCACGTATCGGCTTCATTAATTCATCTACCGTAGTATCTCCGTCTTTCAATGCCTGGATCGTTCCCATTAGCATTGAAATTTCGTCAGCACCGATTTGGTTTACCGTTTGCTTTCCGCACATCTTTACAACTTCTTCTTCGGTTATGCCATAGTTATTTTTGAAATTGTTCAGTACCCCTGTTCTTACTTTCAAAAGTTTGTCGGAGTCAGACAAGTCGCCAGTTATAAATTTTTGTGCTGCGCAATACACTCTATCTGTTATAGCTTTAGGAATAACAGCAAATACGGCATTGCGATAAGCGATTGAGTTTGCAGCGTTACCCGTAACTGTAATCATGTCGTCAGAAAATCGCTGTCCGTTTTTACCAATGATACTACGTCTAACTTCAAATGCAGAAGCAACATTAGTTTCCAGATCCCAGCATGTCCCACGGCTGATGACTTGCTTGTCTGTTATTTGCACAACTTTTGCCTCTGTACGCATATTACCCCAGTTAGAGACAATTATTTTAGCTAGATGAACGGACGGACCGGTGATAGGTTTCCCGCCACGGGGAAGGGCGTAGCTACATGATTGGGCTGTTTCTTGATTCATAGTAGCCATTACAACCGAGTTGTCTATACTGCGTCTTATATCTCGTGGATAACGTTTGGCTGTTGCTACTTGTGAATCAACATTTGCTCTTTCTACGGCATCAACTTGTACGATTTGTACGTCTTGCGTTTCAACGGGAAGCACTTCATAGTTTTCTAAATTCATATCTTATATTATTTAAAGTGGTTTAAATTGCTCCCGGAGTGCCAATCAAGGCAAACCGGGAATAGATTACTCACATGGAATAACTTCTCCATTAATTAACTTATAGTAAGTATCAGGTTTTACAGTTTCACCATCAACCTTTATAGCTTTAACTTCTTTAATTGGATATGTATTACCATTCCATTCTCCTCTTTCAGTAAGAACTATCCAACAGCCGATAGCCCCTTTAGCTTTACTATTTTTTCCTGTTACTATGGCTATTGATTCTTTTCCTGCTACTTCAGCGGCTGATTGGTATCCGGTGTTCGTAGCGGCTGAATAGTCTCCGGTGTTCGTAGCGGCTGAATAGTCTCCGGTGTTCGTAGCGGCTGA